CATCAGGGGGCGGTTCAGTCTCATCTGCCGTCACCTATATTTTCTCGACGAGTCGTGCGTTTGCGGCATTGAAGACAGACGGTTCGGTCGTCTGTTGGGGTAATTCGATGTACGGTGGTCGCCCATCCCATGTCTCTTATGGTATTCCATCGGGTTCCGGTTCCGTCGCATCCAATGTCGAACATATCTATTCGAATACAGCATCATTCGCGGCTATAAAGGAAGATGGTAGTGTCGTATGTTGGGGTAATCCGGCATATGGCGGTCGTGTCACGGATGCAACATTTGGTCTCGTCGCTGGTCAATCCATCAGTTCCGGTGTCGTCGCAGTTTATGCATCGGACCGCGCATATCTCGCACATAAGGACAACGGTTCGGTCGTCTGTTGGGGTGATGCAGGTCATGGTGGTCGTGTCAGTCACGGAACTTACGGAACTCCAGTCCCATCTGATGTATCCAATGTGACACTCGTCTGTTCATCGCAACGCGCATTTGCAGTCGTATCTGAAGATATGAAAGTTCGCGTATGGGGTGATGCATTATACGGCGGTAGTCTAACACACGCAATCTATGGATTACATGGAACGAATAGTGATATTGTGAATATTGTCAGTACCATCTCGGCATTCTCTGCTATGAAATCCGATGGTTCAATTATTACCTGGGGTAATCCAACACAAGGTGGTAACCATGCACACTCGTTATTCGGCATGAAGGGAACGAACAGCGATATAATTGGTATGACCGGCAACAACGGTTCAATCACGGCACAACGCAAAGACGGTTCAACTGTAAATTGGGGTAATGTCGAAATGGGTCATCAAGAATGGAACGCAAATGCGGAATTCGTCATCAATGAAGTCACCTCGTCCGGAACAACATCACGCACAGTCACGGTCAATCACAAGACTCAATCCACCTATAGTCAATCACTCACGTCGTCTGTTTCATCGACATCTACAAGCGGTTCATCGTCGTATGTCATTCGCGTGAATGGCAATGGTGCAAACTCGGTCGTGATATCGGATACATTCAAAGTCGCAAGTGTTACGGATGCATCATTTGTTCGTATTCACTTCGAAACACTCACAGAAGGATACGGTGATGAAGGTAGTTTATATATCGGCGGAATCCTCCGTTTCAAGGGTTCCGGTTTATCCAACAAGTTCCAAGTCTATCCGGTTGCGTCGATTCAAGACGTATCATTGAATATCTGGTATGTTAAAAATGGATCATTCGATTCAAATGGCGACTATGTGCAATTAACGATAGAACCAGTGAAATATGCGAATCTCGATGATGTCATCGATGTCGTCGAAAACGACAACGCGTTCGTCGCAATCCAAAATGCGAACCGGACGGCAATTGATTTGAATGCGAATAGTGTATTTGCTTCAATGACGAATGACGAAAAGATTAACTTATGGAAGAATGCAGTCTATCGTCAAGATATAACCGATATGTCATTCAATATCACGACGGATACTCACTATGAACCAACTCTTGCACTTGAAAAGGCAACAACGTATCAAGTCTTGAAACCACGTAGCACTGCAATCGATATTTCGGGTCTCATGAATTTCATCATTCCAACGAATCACGGAGAACTCGTGCAATTACAAGACGGACAAGCAAGTCGCTATTTCACGACTTATGGTAATGGTGTCTATGAACTCAACACGAGTCCATCCTTGTGGCAAAACCAAGACGGATACTTGTTCTTCTCTTCACAAGGTATTTCATCGACAAAGGTTACTACGATTTCATTCAGTGGTTCAACTTATACGGTTAAGAGCGGTAGTTTCATTGCAGAAAAAATTACGGTATCTACGAATCCATATATCGTATCGATTGTCGTCACTGCGGACAACGAATCGGTCATCGTCGATATCTCCGCGTCGAGTCCATCCGGTATCCCAATTACGAAATACGCAATCTATATCTATACCAGTTCGGGAGATGCAACGGCAGATACCAATGTCTATCGCACGGTTGAAATTTCGGCAAATCAATTGACTCCAAGTTCATTACACGCAACTATCTCAGACTTATCGAATGGTACACCATATTGGATTAACGCACGCCCATACATTGATGAAATTGTAGGCGACATCGATACCGACCTCGCAACTGCAGTGATTCCATGTATCAATTCGATTGCGGTTCTCGATAGTGTGATAACTGCAGGTGTCGCCCACAACTCAACGGTGTATATTTCACCATCCGCATTTAACTTACAAGAAGAATTACCTTCACAGACCGCACCATTAGAAGCAACGGTTATCGACGGTGCAGTCACGAATACACACATCGACGCATCTTCGAATACATTACCTATTAAATTGACAATTGACGGTATTCAACCATCACACAAGGTCGTCGTCCATACATTACCGGGTGATGAATATACTGCAAAAGGCGTGAAAGGTAGTCGCGAACACATTATCTTATTCAAAGTCTTCGATACGAATGCAAATGATTTCATCGAAACCGGTTTCGACTATACATTCACTTATCAATTCGACGCAGGTGAAACTCTCGACCGCGGTTATCGTGCATACCATGTGGATAGTAGTGGTAACTTAGACCCAGTGCCAATCGGTTACTTCGTTCCAACTTCGGACGACCGTGTTGTTGTCACCAATGTTGGTGCAAATGATGCGATTGTCTTATCGAGTTATCCAACGGCACGTATTATCCTCCCATTCGTCTTCGACTTATCGGCTCAAACCATCGAAGTCTTTGGCGAAGAATCAATTTCAATATCGGGCGATTATTATCTCACACAAGATGCTGGTACATGTATCGTCGATGCATCAAACTTACAATTACTCATGCGTTATCGCGACCCACAAGATGGTTCGGGTATTGATATTTCGAGTGATGTCCCAACTGCAGGTGGATTGGTCGAAAATGATATCAATAAATTAGTCCATTCCGCGTCACTCACGATTACACAAGGAGATTATGCACCGAATGTCATGGCACCGGCATCTGCGAACTTGGCAGACCACTTCGTTCAGTATATTGCAAGTAACTTGTTCGGTCATCCACAAGCACAAGCACCGATTAAGAACGATGCAGAAATCATGGCAGATATTAGTAACAACTCGGGTAATTCAATCGGTAAACAGTTCGTCCAAGAAATCGTGAATCCAGTTATCATGCAACATATTCTTGAAACGATGATTGATAGTGTGAAAGAACGTTTCGAAGTCGTCGATACTGCAGGAAGTTATGTTCCATTCCCATTCCGTAAGGACGATGAATTCGTTTTCCGTGTCCGTATGCGCGGTCATATCAACATCGATACAGATATTAGTTATCCAGAAGCACAATATGCATCTCCATCCGACTTGAATATATTGTTCGGTCGTCTCATCAGTGACCAAGATTCAAGTAAATTCATGAACAGTTCGGGTGATATGTATCCGCGAACATGGGTTGTTCGTATCAAATTATGTTAGACGATTAACCTATATACATTTCATTATAAATAGCAATCGACAAAAATGTCTTTTATAATGAAACTCAATTTAGTATTTGATACATGCAAGTAGTGTAATGTTCTTTGGACGTGTTTCGTCACCACCGCGGTTCTGAATAGCACCATTTCCACTCGTCCTGTTATCTGTCCCAGAGGCAACACCATTTGGATCATTCGCATGGTATAAACCATTTCCAGCATAATATGCATATAAATGATTATGATTATGACTTCTGAACTCATCCGCTTGGTAACTACCGAGAGGACGTGATGTATCAGGTTCATATGAAGACGACCCATCATGGAAACTACGAATAAATAAACCGCGTAAATCCGGAATCCTAAATGTGGTACTACCGTTTCCGATACCAAACGGTGCGTTCCATGCAGTATGTGTACCAGTTGGTGTACCTCCGATATTAATTGCGGAACCACTCGGACTAGATGATACTCTAAATGTATTGGTTGTAACACTATTCACATAATATGGTGTCGTTATTGAAGTTAAACCAGTTGGGAGCGTACCGGATGTTGTAAAATATACGATTTCGTTGGTTGTTAAACCATGATTATTCCAATTTATCGTATCTGCATTAACATCAAACGTTACGATGGAAGATTTTGGGACAAGGAAATTAAACAATCCTGGGTAGGTTGTTCGTGTTAAGGTTGATCCATTACATTTTAACCAACCGTTTGGTGCCGTTGTCGATGCAAAATATGAAATTTGTCCAGTAAGCGCAGGAGACGTAATATCACCACTGATAATTGCACTACCGCTTACATCGAGCGTTGTTGTTGGTGTCGTTAGACCGATACCAACGCGATTTGTTGTAGCATCGACGACGAAAAGATTTCGGTCAAAAGTAATATTACCACTCACTTCCAATGTGACAGAAGGGTTCGATAGTCCGATACCGACACGGTTCGTTGTACCATCCAGTACAAACACGTCACGGTCGACTATGACATTACCACTCACCTCCAATGTGACAGACGGCGTCGATAGACCGATTCCTACACGGTCAGATGCAGTATCCACAACGAATACATTCGTTTTTACGCCAAGGTTACCAGTTATATTGGTTGCTCCACTTACATCAAGTGTTGATGAGATACGCGATGTTCCTGATACTTCTAATGTCTTTGTTGGATTTGTCAATCCGATACCCACACGATTATTTGTCGCATCGACGACTAACGTATTCGTATCCACTATTAAATTGGAACCAATAGTCATAGAAGAACTGAACACACCGTTACCGCTGACATCAAGTGTATTACCGGTTACACTTTTACCAATACCTACATTACCAATCAATGTGGATGAACCCGGAATCGACAATGCAGGAAGGGTGAAAGAACCTTGGATGGATAAATTTCCGACGACGTTCATATTACCATTGACATCCAATAAGGCAGATGGTACCAATGTTCCAATTCCCACTCGATTATTACCTGCATCTACATAGAATGTATTTCCATCGAACGCGACGTTTCCACTCACATCGAATGGAACAGATGGATTGGTTTTTCCGATACCTACAAATTTATTTGATGAAATACGCATGACTTCGTGGAATGAATATTTGTTGCTTCCATTCACTTCAAATACGAGGTCACCGCCATAGTCATCACGACCTACTTGTTGAACACCCGTGATTCTAGCAAATGGCAGATGGATAAATGAACCCGAATAATTATATGCCCTTCCGCAAAAGGCAATGGACGAACCTCGATTACGAGAATACGATGACGTGGAAACTAATGACAATGTGCTATTAAGCGTGGCCGCATTATCGGATTCCGTCGATATTGGGTCTGAACCAGAATTACCATAGATGACGAATGATGAATTTGAAACATCGTATAGATTATACCAATTTGTAACTGGTCTATTAACTTGTAGAATACCATTCACGTTTGCATTTCCACTTATATCCAATGAGAAAGATGGATTCGTTTTTCCGATACCCACCGTTGTTCGGAATACGGAATTTCCACTTATATCCAAGGTATCTGCATTTATCAACGCAGATGAACGAATAGAACCACTCACATCCACGTTGAATACACTATTAGGTGCAGTTGATTTACCCACATTCATTTTCGATGTAATGATGGTGTCTCCGGAAATCGTCACATTCCCGACCACCTGTGTATTACCGCTCACATCCAATGATGTCGCCGTCAATACAGGAAGAGTTGTCTTACCGACACTCATACGATTTGAAACAATTGCATTGCCACTGACATCCAAGTGTGTCGTCGTTGTCGTTTTCCCGATACCGACATTACTGGTCATAAATGTTTCTCCCGATATCGATACAATACTACCGAACGATGACTTCTCCGATACATACGATTGACCGCTTACATCGAGTGCAACCGTTCCGATAGTGGTTTTACCGATGGCAACATTCCCAAATAAATTACTCGTTCCAGAGATTGCGGATGAACCGACCACATCGAATGCGACAGATGGATTTGTCTTCCCAATACCGATATTTTCAGAAGCAAGAATACTACCGGCAACGTCTAATGAGGCAAGTGGATTTTTACCGATACCGACATTCCCGTATATAACCGTCTGACCGGCAAGGTTCGACGTTCCGACCACATCAAGTGCCGCACTCGGATTCGTCTTCCCGATACCCAAGTTACCCATGACCGATGCATTGCCGACGACGGATGCAGTTCCGATAACATCAAGACGTGCCGTCGGATTCGTCTTCCCGATACCTACGTTTCCACCGCGGAATATTGTCATTCCACTTACGTCGAGTGCAGTATCACTGACTTGATTACGGATAATACTCGTCGAACCGAATATGCGTGTCGTTCCTTTGACATCCATCGCACCGCTGACGTCCATCGATGCCGAATCCGGAACCGCATTGCCGAACCCGATACCGACTTTTCCGGATAAGACTGTATGTCCACTTACGTCCAGTTGTGCACCTGTATGAATTGAATCCGTCGATACCTTACCGACAATCGCACGTCTTCCGTATATTGTATCGGATACTGATGCATTACCCGAGAGAGTAAGAGTTTCGGTCAATGTCGTGGTTCCGATACCGACACCTGCGGATGATACAGTAAAATAGGAACCGATTGTGTAACCATTTTGTAATGTAATCGTATCGAGATTAGTCGTCCCCGTAATTGTCATATTTCCATCGACACGTGCATTACCATCGACGTCTAATAACGTCCCAGGAGTCGGATTACCCGTTCCGATACCGACTTGGTTACCGATGACACACAATGCATTATTGCGAACGAATAAGTTGTTCCCGATGGTCGCAGTATTACCCGTTGTTAAAGCACCGGTCATATTCACATTTCCGCTCACGTCTAGACGATGGGTATATACACTGGCATCTTGGTCGTATCCGATACGGACATTACCCGATGTATCCATCGTGACCGGTTGAATACGACGATTTCCGCTCGTATAAGAGACGCGCATGTGATTCTCGTCAATTGGTCCTCCACGTCCATGTTCAAATGACCATTTGGATGCATAAGGCGCATTAAATGATATATCGTCACCTAATATCATACGCGAATACGCAGTATTATCCCCGAGACCTCCTATATAGAGAGAACCCGCGGAACCGGCATTGCGTGTATCGTACAATGTCAACGTATGCTCCGAACCATGAGATAAGGCACCACTCGAGTCGCCGATGATAATGCGGTCGCGAAATTGTGTTGCGCCGTCGATGCGATTATTTGGTTCGAATTCTTGGACAAACGTCGTATGACTACCTGCAAAGACACGAACGATGCCGGCATAGATATCTCCGGGAATTACACCGTCGATATCTGGACTGTGTGTTTTTCCACATGCGACGATTGTATTATTTTCGCGTAATAATAAGACGGTATGTGCTCCACCTGCGGACACCATCCATACACCCGCGCGACTGTAGATATTCGGATACATCGAAAGAGGTCCGATGCCTTTCACACGTGTATCACTACTTGGAATACTCGACCCTTGCCATCCGTATGCAACACCGTGTTTATCCAATGCAACGACATGTGACTTACCCACGGAAATCTGTACGATATTTTGAAGACTATTATATCCAATATCGTCAGGGTCGAACATACCTAGACCACTATGGACCAGATTCATTACGACGCGTCCATCGTGTCGAAGATAGACAACGATGTTTTCACCCGTCCCGACTTGTTGAACATTGGTTCCTATAATCGATGAAGGATATAAACCACTTGGGAATATTCGCCCATAGGACTGATAGGTGTCGTCGTAGGTGATTGCGACACACGTTTTCGTTGTTTCATCATATGCAGTATGAACAGTTCCCACTGAAATAGAACGAAATTTATAAGGCGCGCCTTCGAGTTCGTCGATAATTGTATCGACGGCAGGTCCCGCAAATGTCCATGCACGTGCGGAACCGTCGGTCATAATTGCAACCACGAGTTGGTCTTCTATTGCAAGGTCGTATTCTTGAGTTGCGATATCGAGGACACCGGTGGTTCCATGGATGTCTGCAATTTGACCGAGATTGGTCCGGTCGCGACTGGTGTATAGATAGACCACACCGGATTGATAGAGAATAAGCGTAAAGTATTGCGACGTCACGATTTTACGAATATTATCACGTGCATTTCCAGATATTTCAGTATATCGTCCGAATGCATCCGAACCGGAGAAATCGAGAAAGATGGAATCCGTTGTCCCTTGGTCGCCCATGCGGATTGTTCCGGACATATCGACGGACCGTTCCGGATAATTCCGGTTGATGCCGACGCGTGATTCGCCGTTCCCATTTTCACCTTCGCGGATGTAATAGAGGTTAAAAGACCCGTCGGTTAACCAGTAGTTGTACGAGACGACACCTTCGATACCACCCCAGGTCACGACGGAACCGTCGGATTTAAGAGCTGCAAACGCACCTACGGTCGAGTATATATTGACGACATCCTCTGTTAAATTGTCGGATACGTCACTAGAGTCACCGCCGTAACTGGCACGTCCGACTGACATGGTAATACCATTAAAATCGACGTATGACATGTTATTGAATGTTCGAGATTTTACTGTATATGGATAAAATAGTTCCAATTATTTTTACGATGCCTTCATTATATAATGCAACAATATACATCTAAAATAATTGATAATTTATGCACGATACACATGGTATATAATATATTTTAGTATAGTATATACCATGACACACCATATGTTGTATAACGAAATCGCAAGTCGGGCGATTACACGTCATACAAATGAACTCGATTCATTTTTGAAAAAACAGGGTCATTCTTACTATTATTGCAAACAAGATGAAATAAGAAACCCTCTTGATGGTAAATGTGTTGATATTCATACAAGTTTAGGAATTGCTTTAAAAAAACTTTATGAAAAGCGGATGACATATTGTTCTCCACCACACATCATATATGACCTGAATAAGACATTCAATGGAATGACCCTGGAAACTTTTGTAAATGAGTATATTATTCAAAAAAATATTACAAATGTTGATGACTTTTTATATGATAAATCGGGTTCCATAGATACTGGTTATTCCGGAAAATTATTTGAAACATTGTGGAAGGTGTGTATTCTTTTCGGGTATCATCCGTTTGGTAAAAAATATGAAGCACGTCATGCAATGCCAAACGGAATCGATGAGATTAAATCAATGATTGACTATTTAAGGTCCAATAAGGTATTTAGTGGTGCAGTAAATGGTTATTCGGATATTGCATTATATTCAAAAGATGTATTTGCAACGCATACTGAAGTATGTGATCCAAGATATAATGAATTAATACGACTTCGACAGAAATATGGTAATTATACGGACGAGTATATTCTTATTTCAGTGAAATATTTTAAAAAAGAAAAGCGTATCGATGAATATGATATATATCAGTTGGTTAAATATGGTAATGATAAATGTGACAATCGTTATAAAACATGGATTTTCTGTAATGACAAAGATACACTGATTTCAAAAATAAAAAACATAACAGCAAGTCGGTCATCCTACATTATCCGTGATAAAATATATAATAAGGACGACGATACTTATAATATTTTAGATAAAACGGATTTACAACAATACTTTACACAGTTAAAAAATCATCTGTCCCAATATACGGATATTACGGAATATTATAATCAACGCACGTATGTCAAAAAACCTGAATTAGAACTACGGTTTCACCAAGAATTGTTTGTTATGAAAACTATCAATATCTTAAAAATGAATAATAATGCGACTGTATTATGGGGAGCAATCGCACGAAGTGGAAAAACATTTATAATGGGCGGTCTAATTCGCGAACTGACGCATGGACAATATGATAATCGCAATAATTATCTAATTATCACACCTCGTCCGGAAGAGACAATCGTACAATATACCGACGATTTATTTAATAAATATAGTGGTTTTGAAACGTTCGATAAGTCAATTATAATTTTAGGTAAAAATACAATGAAACCTAATTTGATAAAAAACCAAAAAAATAATATTTTTATTGTAAGTTCGCAATATCTAAAAATAGACACTTCAAATGAAAAGACGACACGTCAGAATCGTATAAAACCAAATAATAAGAAAATCGAATTTCTAAAAAAATTTAGTTGGACTGCAATTTTTTACGACGAAGCACATATAGGTGGTGGTAGTTTGAAGACGCGAATGGATATAATCGATGCAATAAAAGATACGAATACATCAACAATTCTTATTACTGCCACTTATGATAGACCAGAACATAGTTACAATATATCAAAGGATAACGTTATTTTATGGGACTTGCAAGACCTTACCTTATCAAAGCAATTAAGTGATACAGTTAATCGCGATATAATCAGTTCAAAACACGGTGTAGATAATGTAAATGCAGTAATCGATAAACTTGAAAAACGCGGATATACATTGGAAACAATTAGTCGTGAATATCAAAAATTTCCACAAATTAGTGTTTTAACGACGCGGTTTGATATTCAAAAAATAAATGACTTATTGAACTTTGGTCATTCAGATACATCGATTTCATCATCGTTTAATATCCAACGATTGTTTAGTGTATCCGATAGTGAAATCGTTTATAAAGAACGCTTTGCACATTTATTAAATATGATAGCAGGATCAAGACAAGGTCATTATCTATGGAAAGAAGGCGACGGAACTGGGATGTCGTTTTATGATCGTATTCTATATAGCGTGAAGAAGACAAATAGTCGTCCGATACTTGTCCCTGGTTCATTTACTACTCAATTATGGTTTTTACCTCACGGTAATAGTTCGGATGGAATCGATAATATTGCACCTGCGGTTATCAGAGAGATGTCGGTACATCCATTTCTTGAACAATACGACGTTAAGTATATTGGTGACAAAAATGAAGGAAATATTCCATACAAGATGAAGATACGCGAATGGGAACGTGATGCAAAAAATAATAAAAAACGTGGTCTGATTATTCTATCTGGAACAAAATTGTCAGTTGGTATCTCAATACCATGTTGCGACATAGTTGTGTTATTAAATGACTTGAATTCTTATGATACAATTTTTCAAATGATGTTTCGTAGTCTGACAGAGAGTATAAATAAAAAGATGGGTTTTATTGTCGACATTAATCCATTCCGGATTATTCAATCAATTATTCGATATAGTTCATTCGATAAATCCAATGGAATCGACGAAATTATGATCAATCAAGACGAAATGGAAACAAAATTAAATGATATTCTGACACAAAATATTTTATTTCTTGATGAAGATAAGATAATGATTAACGAAGTGTCTCATGATGAATTTAATAAAAACTTGTATGAATTTTTACGTCCGATGAATGTTTCAGATAATACATTTATTACAAATATTCGTGATATGGTAGATATCAAACGGTTCAATAAAGATGAGATTAATCTGTTGAAAAATTTTTTAATGAAATGGAATGTATCAAAACCAAACAAAAAATCCAAAGGATTATTATTTGACAATGCAGGGGAAAAAGATGTAACCGACATGAAGGATGTATTAGACACATCTATTTCAGAAGAACATGGTCGTATAGTCAATAAGAAAACAAAGAAAACAAAGAAAAATGACATTACAGATGATGAATTACGTTCATCAATTGCATCGTTTATGCATCGTATTATCATGTTGGCATCTATTCTCGTATCTGATATACCAGACAATAATAGTAAAAGAGATATAGAAAGTATCTTTGAAACTATACATGAAACCAGAAACAAACCAGATTGTGAGGGAAACTTATATAATGCACTCATCGAATATATCATGATTCTTAACTCTATTAATAAAATAAGTAAGGACGAACAGAATGCATATGTTAAATTCTTCTATGAATTATTAAAACCGTCACGTCTAAAGGAATTATTTCCAAATAAATTACAAAATACAATGACGCGAATAAGTCACAATATAAATAAAGAGTTTAATAGTTTAATCGACGATAAGGAGAAACTATTACAATATATTCATGATAATTTGACCCCCAAGAAAGTAGAAAAGAAAAAATACGGAGAAGTATTTACATCGATGAACCTTATTGGTGATATGATTTCTAAAATCCCAGATGATGCAATACACCTTGATATGAAAGTATTAGATACGGGTAGTGGAATGGGAAATTTTACAATTGCAATGTTATATAAATTAAGCGAACATACGAAGTTCAAGACGAAATATCCGGTTGAAATGGAGAGACGTCGATATATTTTAGAAAACAACCTATACATGGTCGAATTAAATAAGAAAAATGTTGAATTAACGAGAAAAATATTCAGAGGGTATAAAATTAATATTTTCTGTGAAAGTTATTTATCGTTTGATCCCAAAAAAATATTCGGAATCGACAAATTTGACTTAATTATAGGAAATCCACCTTATCAAAGTAATGTTGGTAGAAACGGGACGTTATGGGACCGTTTCGTAATATATGCGCTATCTATGTTGAAGAATGATGGTTATCTTCTATATGTACATCCTTCTGGATGGCGTGATATCGATGGTAAGTTTAAACATGTTCAAAAAGAAATATTATCAAGGAACTTACTTTATTTAGAAATTCATAATGAAAAAGATGGTCTATCCGAATTTCAATGTGAAACACGATATGACTGGTATATATTACAAAACCGAGATGTTAAGAAAACAAATACATTAGTTCGATTTCAGGATGGAACAATGAAACATATTGATGTTCATCCACTTGATTTTATCCCAAATGAAAAGTTCGATAAGATACGTTCGTTATATGCAAAAGAAGGTGAGGAAAAACTAAACTTAATACATAGTTATTATTATGACCATCGACGACCGCATATGTCAGAAGAACGCACAAGGACATTTCGCTTCCCTATTATTTACACTGTCAATTCAGAGGATAAATTAAGATTGTACTATTCATCTGAAGAAAATGATTACTTTAAACATCCAAAATTAGTATGGAGTAATGGACGTATAACATCAGTCGGTTCATATATTGATAAAAGTGGAATCTATGGATTATCGCCGTTTTCTTATGCGATTGTGGATAGACCATCTAAATTAAATAAGATAAAACAGGTTTTCGATAGTCCTGAATTCCGTAATCTAATGGAAGCATGTGCAGTGGGTGAATTAAAGATTAACTACAAGATACTTGAAAAATTCAAAAAGGATTGTTGGGAATATATTGATATATCTAATACTAATTCAAATACAGTCAGTCGCGGTGGTTCTCAATCAAACACCGTGATGAATCTTATACGTCGTTTTTATAATCGCATATCGTCTAAAAGTAAGAAACCTACAAGTAAGCGTAAGAGTAAGAAGTAAAACACGACGTTTTATAATTTATAATATATTTTTCATTCTATTTACATTGGTAAGAAAAATATATTATCACAATGACGAAGACCAATTCATATAAATACGACATATTCTAATTACGATGCGGACGCTTTTGCCAAAAGGTCTTCGACCAACTTTCGCAATTCGCCGACTTCGTTGCGCAACGCGGTTACTTCTTTTTGTCGAATATGACTTTCTGTGACGAGCGATTGAACTGCGGATACACATGTTGCGAGAATCGTTCCATTATCAACAACGTGATAGTCTGATACAGCACGACCATATGCGAAATACAAACCATTGACGGGATAACTATCGACCGGTTCATAGTATAATTCGTTGTGACTGATAATATTCGTGATACGAACGGATACCTGTGTGTTATCGCGCGCATATAATACGAGTATATCCCCGGATGATAAGTCAACTGCCGTTAATGATGATGATGCATCGATGACACGTAGATGTCCGTCTGCGATTTCAACGAAACCATAGATATCCGGTATGGTATCATGAGTATAGGATACCGCAGATGGAATGACCTTCTGGACTTCTTGTGCGATAAAACCTGATTGTTTATGACCACTATTTCGCTTTGTCGTATCGATGTAATTGAAATGAACCGGTTTCAGTTTTTTGATTGCATCAATCGATTCAGACATATCCATGTCGATGACATCCTTTTTAATACGACGGTCCGACAATACCACCACTGAACTACATACGACACTATGTGTACTATATAAGGAAACCGGTATCGCACCACTTGCGAGATTGATTGTCGATGTGATACCGTTTGTACCATACGACGTCGCGATAATTTCATTACCACTCGGATAGTTTTGAAAACCCTCGATGACCATCTTTCCGCGCGTAATTGCGGTTGGTGTTGGAATATTAATACCGACATTACCATTCGAATCAACACGCATTCTTTCTGCACCATTTGTGTAAAAGCGCATATCAAATTGTCCCGATGTTCCGAGTAACCACCCACGATTCGAATGTAGCATTGCAGTGGATGCGAGGGGCGCACCTGTAAATAGAGTCCGGTCGTTTGCACTTCCGCCGATTCCTAAATAGACACTTTGGTTATTATTATTGGTGAGGCGCATGACGGTTCCTCCGGTTGAACTCGTATTTCTTGCGTAAATCGCACCAGTATATTGGTCTCCGAGTATATTCGCACACGTATCGGATATAGTAATCGACGTATTACCGACGATATCGAGAGGGAATTGAGGTGTATCCGTATGAATACCGATACGTCTGTTTGTCGAATCTGCGAATAGCACGGTATCATCCACGATGAGGTCACCGGATATACTGATGTTATTGGAAATGTGTGCAGACCCATTCACATCCAATGTCGTCGATGCGGAATTCTTATTGATTGCAATCGACGATGTCATCGAATCCACCGTAAGAACATTTGGGAATCCATTCCGTCCTCGAACAGTGAAACGGTCCTGTGTAGTAAATCGTATTGGTGCAGTTCCACTAACGTCAAGGATATTCGTGGTCGGTGAAATACCGAGACCGAGGTATCCCTGATGATTCAATGCCATCAGAACGGCATTTTCTTGGGTGGTAGGAGTTCCGGTATAGACGAATTGTAATTGTTGGGATGCGCCGTTGTCGTTACCGAGAGATGCACCGATTGCATAACTCTTGAATATACTCGTATCCAAACCGGATGTAATCGCGTGGTTATTGAATTCGATATAGGCACCGGTCGATGCGGATGGATTTCCGACGACGAGACGACGGGTTAGAGGACGCGATAATGTTCCGATACCAACATGACCGTCTGTATTCAATATAAGTTGTCCAATGGTTGATGTCAATGCCCCTGTGTTTCGTGCGTGTAGATGAAGTGTTCCGGTTGTCGCACCGAAACCGTAGAAACGGTCACCAGATAGATCTTCATGAACTGCGACCGACCGTACAGACGCATAGTTGCCAAGAGACAGACGGCTGTATGCTGGACGACCTTGTATCCCAATACCGACATTTCGGTTTGCCGTTATGAAGAAGAGACTCGATATATCTGATGTTCCGATTAAGAGGCGATTTTCGGCAGAGTCGTTACCCGCATGTTCATACAATAGAGTAAATTGGTTGGTTCCAGTCGAGGTCTTTCCGATTCCGATACCGGTGACCTGTCCTGTCCCAAGACCATTGTTGTTTGAACGTATCACCACACCGGTTTTTTCAGAAGAAATATCGAGGACAACTGCGGGGTTCGCAATACGTCCGATACCAACACCACGATTTGCAGTATCGACATATAAACTCGTCTGATTCACTGCAAAGTCTTTCGAAACAGACAGCGTTCCACTAACATCGACTGTCGGCGGATTCACTAATGTCGATGTCGTTTTACCAACGGTAAGTGTTCCATTTACAACCGATGTATTACCCTGGACAAAGAGTGCATTCGTCGTATAGGTTGTATCGATGTTCATAAGATTGATAAGATATCGGTTTTCATTATTGACATACCGAACCGAATAACGGTATTGGACTTGAATCGGGAATTTTTCATACGAAAATGTATCGAGTGTCGAAGTCGGAATCGTGATCACACTATAGGATGGCGAAGTCTTGGTCCATGTATGATTGTAAATAATAGTTCCTGTCTTGTCGAGTAGGATCAGACTCGACGATATATCGTTACCACTTGTCGCGAATCCCTGTGCGAATGTATCAATCGTAAAAGTGATTGAATTGAAGAAGACATGATTTTCAAAGGTGTAAAGTAGCAGAGTATTGGCAAATGAAGAAGGCAAAGGAACGGTCGGTTCTGCTTTGAATTCAATACCGGTTCCGGTACTGATAAGTCGAACAGCTTCCGTATCACCTAATTGCGACTGTGTAATATTGGAGATACTCGAAATACGACTTGTACCATAAGCATTGTTCATGTTACGAAATTGACCGGAACCACTGACATCGAAGATATATTGTGGCGCAGAGTCGCCAATACCTACACGTTTCAAAAAGGTATCTACAAATAATGTCGAGGAACCAACTGCTAAATCACCGGAACATCTCGTTTGACCTGATATATCAAGGGCGGAAGAAGGAGAGGACGTACCGATACCGACCAGATTGTTCAATCCATCGACACACAATGTTGTATCATCGACGACGACACTTCCGGAAAAACGCGTATTGCCGAGAACATCGAGTGTCCGGGATGGATTTGTAAGTCCGATACCGACGTTACCATCGGCATACGTTATCACACCATTCGGACGCGTAGTCCATTGTGACGCAATACTTTTTATATAAGAACTGCTGATATCGTTCGCAACCAATTTCCCTTGAATCGATACATTTGCACTGATATCGAGTAATGTAGTATTCGTCGGTGCATATGGTGGTGGATTATATTTCCCGATTCCGATGTATTTCCCGTCGATATATGCGATATTGTATGATAGGTCGATATACCATGGATTCTGTGACACGATGCCCTCGATTCCTCCCCAGGTCACAACGGAACCGTCTGTTTTAAGAGCCGCGAATGCGCCCATGGTAGAGTAAATATCCGTCACTCCCGATTGGAGTTGGTTCGAAACGTCGGATGAGTCGCCACCATATCCGGCTTTACCGAGAAGATAGAATCCGTTCGAGTCGAAATCATTGATATTTACGTAACTCATCTCTGCAAACTATCGAGCGTCGTTAGAAGAGTCTTTTATATTATGACCGCACAATAAAAATAATGTAAATGGGTCGCGTTCCATATTTACATTATTTTTTGGGTTACAAACGAGATTCATATCCAGAGATTCGCACGATGGATACTTTCATCGACTAAATCCTCTTTTGCACGAAGGATGTCTTCGATACTGGATATGTATCCGACACGATTGTATTTATTGTCATTCGATGCATTCGGTGACACGTCGGTCAATTGAAATAGACTGTGTATCAGATGAATTTCGTCTTTCGACCAGATTTGTTTCCAGATGGATTCAAGTGGTGCATTTTCAGGCATGTCCTGTATGGTCCGCATCGTTAGGCGTTCAAGTGTTTCCGCATCGAGATGTTCGTCGAATAAGTCGGATTGCCCCCTTGGACTATCACGACCACTCGAGGGCATCGAAGAGGACGGTGGATTGGTCGTGTCGGTTGAGGTAACCGACGATGCATAGGAATCGATATAGATGGATTTCGACAAGAGTGTGCGGTCCAATATAGAGATATAGAGGTCAATGGTATAACAGACGGTCGACGAATCGTTATAATAACTCTTTTTCAAGTGACGCAGTCCGCGTATCGCAAGACGGTATAGATAAGTAAGTTCTTGATTGTGTTGCGGTGGATATAATTTGACACACTGTAGAATCGGTTGTAATAGATAGTGGATTTCTTCGCGGGTGTTTCCATACATTGACCGAATCGCACCTTGTAGAATCGACGGTGTTTGAACGTAGATGCGATGATTCGATACGGCCAATTTCGTTCCATCTTCTTTGAATGAAATCAATGCGAGTTTGAATAAGGTCGATAATGGTTCCAAATATTGTTTTTTGGTGGAGTCATTTTTCTTCGCGGTCTTTGTGACAATGTGATATGCGATTTTCCAAAATGGAATGGTGAATAGTCCAGACATACTTTTGGTGTTAATGTGGATGTTTAATTACGATATCTTACGATATGTATCTATACTATACTTTAAGAGAGTAAAATCGTAAATTTCAAGAAACCACACGGATGATGCACCGGACGTCACCTGTTGTTGTGTCACATTTTTATATAGGACGTGGTTAAGACCTATAACACGATGTGACAGGAAAAATAGCGCTTTTTTTTCAGAAGGTATAATAAACAACCATATTCATAATGGCAATTAAATTTTACGGTTCAATACGTTCGATGATGGACGCCATTCAATCGAACCAGTACAAAGTGTATCCGGCAATTTTGTATGCATTTGACGATTCTGGAAATAGGGTCTTTCCTGATATAAGCGCGACAACCGTATGCAATACACTCACGGATACTGCGATTATCGACCGTAATGGACGTGTCTATACATATGGTAACAACTCGAGTCACCGGAGATGGATTCAGTATTTTTTAACTCGGTCAAAGATGACGCCGTCCGTCGACCCGGCATCACTATCGCTTGTCGATATACGTCGTATCTATTCGAATGATATGGCATTTTGCGGACTCCGATTAAATGGTTCCGCCGTCGTCTGGGGGAAATTCGATTATGGTGCAAATACGTCGTCGGTCCAAAATCAATTAACTGCAAACATCATTTACATTCATTCAAATAGTGACGCAGAATATCTTTCGGGGTCGTTTGTTGCATTGAAAAATAATGGTTCGGTTGTCGCATGGGGTGACCCGCGCATCGGTGGTGATATTAGCGGAATGACGAACCTCCGCGATATCATCGATATTCAATCGACTGCTGGTGCATATGCAGTCTTAAAAGAAGACGGTTCCGTCGACGCATGGGGAAATCCCGAACGAGGAGGTCTCATTCCGAGTGCAATCCAAGGAGACTTGTCGTCGAACGTGATACAAATTATTAGTACCCAAGGTGCATTTGCGGCACTCTGTTCCGACTACCACGTCGTCACATGGGGTGACCCTAACTTTGGTGGCAACACCGGCACATTACAGTCTGAATTGGTCGATATCGTCGATATGAATGCATCGCCTTATACCTTCACCTTCGTTCGCGCAGATGGAAACGTCTATCGTTTCGGTTACAATGCCGGTAAGTCATACGGTTCCGGAACACTGTCCAGCAATAATACGACGTCACAACCGGATATCTTATCGACGTACCATTCAATCCATTCAACCGCATTAATAGAAGGTGATATCTACCGCCCGATTCCATATAGTCTTATCTATGGAGATATGATTACACCAGTCAATCCTTTTATTCATGATAGTTCGGATTCGAATCCGCTTGTTCTGACCGACTTATCGCGTGGTAGTTATAGACAGATTCGTATCGATGCATCCTTCCAGATTATATCCGAGACAATCAACGGAAATTATTATGATGAAGGAAATAGTAGTCCAATTACAGACCTTCGGATTGAATTATATTTGTTTGACCCTTCTGGTGTCAATAGTGGTATTGTAAAAACATATACGACGGACTTCAATCCGATTGCCAACTGGACTCTGATAGGACCATCGACGGACCCTCGACCACAGAGTACAGTCATAAGTGTTCATAACTTGTCATTAACTCCAGATGTCACACATCCACTATATCCCTATACGAATCTGAATTTTTATCCGACCCACCAATTATATATCCGACTTGCACGTACTGTTGCACCGGGTGCTGAATCGTATCCGTATTTTATTCGTTTTCCAAGATTGACAGTGAGAACTGAATACATCGTTCTCGAAAGTGCGTTGGATATTGACCAATTGGGTAATGAACCTATCTACAATGGATTATTGAGTACCAACGACAAGGTACGCATGATGGAAAATATATTTTACCGTCATCGTATCCGAATGCCACCAGATAATCGATTCGATGTCTCGATTCAGAATCTGCCGTATTCCGTCATTATACCTGCACCCGTATTAGACAGTTCATATAACCGTCTAGATACCGTATTAGAAAGCGGTAATAACGTCATCCTTCCATTGCGACGCGGAGAAATAATAAAGACATATTTCGGATTGCGTTTCGAAGCAGGGACAGGAAATGTTCCTATCTTCCGCTATTTGACCTATTATAACGATACGCTTTACGAAGTTCCCGTATTAGAGGACTTTGAAGACGACGGCGACTTATCGAATGTTCTCCATAAAGGACCGGGTATCTATGACCGCGCTGTATACATTTCGGATGTGCTTACTGTGTCACAGAGACCACACTACGATGCGAATGGGGTTCAAACACGTACGTTTATCCCATTCAAGTCGTTCCGTGTTTCACCCCTTGGAACGAACTACTCATTTAGTTATATCGTCGATAGAAACCGCTTCTTATTAAATGGTATTACCGTCACACCAAATAATCAGACCGGTAATGAATATGTATATCAAGTGACCTATGTGAGTTCGCGCGGTGCTCCGATTCGAAATGCAAATATTGTATCGCAAGTCCCAATCGTCGGGTTTCCACAGCAGTTCGTTCCTGTATCCGAACGTGACCAGACAACACAGGATGTGTATTGTATATTAACCGGGTTTCGCGGAGTGGTTGCGCGTATGAGTATATCTGCAAACAACGTATCCGTTGAAAATGTGGTTCCATTACGTCTGCAAATTATTTTGCCGAATGTGGGCAATATATACAATACGATTTACGCATATCGTTTGAAAGACAATGGACGCGAACGTTATACCGGAGAAAACGGCGACATCCCACCGGGATACAACTCGTCGAATTATCCTATTCCGGTTGTCTATGATAACGTATCGGAATCGTGGGCATTTACACTCTATTCGTTCTCGACTTATATTTTCATGACGTCTGCGATACCTGCGGGATTAACAGGTGGTGATCCGATCGTGCAACCGCTTCGCAGTGCAAACAAACGAACCGTTAAATTGCCGAACACATGGAAGAGACTTGTATTATACAAGGATAGCGAATGTGGTGTTCGCGTCGAAGCGGAATGTAATTATTTGACAGATGGTATGATACGGGGAATGCATAGTTATCGTAATAACGTAGAACGACCTTATTTCATGCGCACACCTGACCCGGAAAACAATGTCAGTGACCGAAAGACATATGAATACTTGCGTAAAAACACGTTCTTTTCAAAGATATACTTGTATCGTCACAATGTATTGGAAACGACGATTGACCTATTCGACCCATTCACGAATTACGTCACGACTGCAAATGCGAGATGGTTCCAACGTATCTACCCACCGAGTCACGAAGGGGTCTATTCCTTTGGAAAACGCATGTATTATCCGTGCTCGTCACAGATGCATGCTTATAAGGTCGCACTCGAAAAAGAAAATTACCTCTATGTCTATTCCGATATTCATTGGGATGAATGCACGTCGATTCGTCTGGAAATGAACAAGTATGAAGTGAATCGACCAATATACAGCGGTGAATTATTCGAACATTCGGATGAATACGTCGTCGAGTTATTTGGATAAGACGGATGAATTCGTGTAGTCCGTATTTTGATTCCAATTTAAAGTTTCTATTGCGATTAATAGATTAAATATACACAATATGACTCAATTAAAGCAATACTATTTTAATAATAAACCGTTCTATATTGCCAAGGATGTTAAAAAGGTTACACCTTTATACTTCTATGGAACATCTACATGTATTCGAAAGATTATTGAAAAACGTAATATACCACCAGACCATTATGCATATGGAACAAAACGTTGGAATGGTCGATATAATCCATCCACTGGATTAAATAAAGCGACACTATTTCTATCGTCCGAATGGACGCATAAATACATTTTAACTAATGTGAATAAACCGAAATTAACACCTCCACATCAGATGAAACTTCGCAAAACTATAATCGATACTAAACCAGATAGACATAGAAACGAGGTTCAATCTCATGGATTTTGTTGGGAACGCGATATTATTCGTAATGTATATGGTGTATCGGATGAAGAACTAAAAACCGTTAATTATACAAACAAAGTCGATTTACCCGCATTGTTAAACCGTATAGGCAAATTTGACTTATCAATAAAAACATCTTGTAATACAAAATCGGTATGTATGGCAGATTGTCTCCGTATATACGACGTCGTAAATAATGAAATGCAACCTTATCATATGGTCGTCATACAATATACACAATGTGGTAGCAACAAAAAAGTAAATCGGATTATTGAAATTGACCTCACCTCTTCCGTGGAATTATTATTTGGTTCCATTCGTCGAGAACAACTTGTTGAACTCATAAATATAGTAAAATCAGTTCCACAAAAAAGAAAACCGACAATGGAAGAACACAATAGAATGTATGAGTATCGCAATAAATTACAAGCATTATCCGGTGCTATCCATTTGGATATCAAATGCAATAGTACGCAAAGTCGTGTTCAATGTTCATTCAATCATTTTGATGACTTTTTAAAAAATAATACATCGCGCATTATTACACAATCAAGTTCAAACCATTATCGAGGCGGAATGATATCTCATGAAATTCAATCAGGTCAGCGTGTGTTTAAGAAGACGCATGTTCCGAAATAATCTGGTTAAGAACTTCATTGACTTCCGATTTCGATAAACTACGCGGACCAACCGTATTACTCGGAAATGTATGATTATTTATTTTTTGAAAGACGGAATCAATATGCGGTGTGATATGATTGTCGAATAGTATAAAGTAATGTGATTGGATACTATATTGTGACCCATCATTTTTATAACACCGTCCTGCGTTAGCGCCTACTCGTCGTAATGCAATATGATAGGTATCTGATGATTTAACATAGGTGAATCCGATTGCATCAACCTTTTGCACGATTTCTCGTTGATACAATCGTCGCTCCCATATTTGAAATACACATGGAACATCGTATTTACAATCGCCATTGACAATAAACGAGTTTTTATCGAGTTCTGACGTATAGATACAATGATATCGCATATCAAATGCGTTATACATACTCGGTTTTGTAAATGATTTTGGTAATATAAATGCAATCACATCTGCAAATTCGCAACTTTTTTGAATAAATGCTTTTGCTAATGTAGATTGACGACCAAATGGAGGGTTGCCGAATACAATTATCTTTTTCTCTGTGTCAGGACATCTCCATGTCAAGAAATCGGTTTTTATCAGTTCGTCTGATTTTGGTTCGATATCTATACCGATTTTATCGTATGTAGTTGGTATATTATGGAAAAACGAACCAGACCCGGCAGATGGTTCTATCCATAGATAGTCGGATACGGATTCGACATATTGATGGATATCGTCTATGCACTTTTTTGACACACTGATGTCCGTGTAAAACTGGTCCATCGTGTTTATTCTATATTTCCCAGTATCTTGCATGTTGTTCTATGTAAAAGTTATAAAATATTAATACTCGTATTGCAATCTATATCAAATTTTTGAGGTTGCAACAAGACTTCACAAAAAGAAGGCATGATGAAGTCAAAAAACAAAGACATTCGATTCTCAATATCAAATGTCTTTGATTGTTGTTATTAGGTTATTTATGTTTCCTTTGGATATTTCTTTCTTAATTTTGTGACAAAGATTGCATGTTTTTCTCTCAATACGTATAATGAAGACCCTGCATGTTCTCTTTCAATATGTAATTTTTCTTTTCTTTTATTCTTTGCGACTTCATAATAATTCATCTTTTTGTTGAATACCATGGTATCTGGAATATCGCGCATTAAAGAAGAAATTTTATCTATCTTCTCGATGAGTTTTTTATATTCCTTCTCATAAGAAACCAATGTCTTTTTTTCTTCAGGTGTCA